TTAGAGCGATTTTCAGCCCTTTTGCCGTTCCATCCCCAACTTGCAAAATATCAACCCGCATCTCCGCATCATCCGCTAATGACGCATCGCTGATAACAGCGGCGGTGGCGGCGGTGGTCGAGGTCTTCTCTGTATTATCAACTGTCAGTTTGGTGGACAAAATGGTTGTCCCACTTTCCATGATATCGACGGTGAAGGTCGAGCCGGAGGTCTGTGCGGTGGTGAGCGAGGCGCGCACCGCCGTCAGCGTGACGGCATCCGGCATCCGGAACGTGACCTTGGCCGTGCCGGTGGTGAGCGCCGTGGTCTCGTCCGAGCAGGCGACGATCAGTTCGAAGACGCCGCCGGCAGCCGCGGCGTAAAGCTCGGTGAAATTGTCGTTGGCCTTGTCGAAGGCATCACGGATCGGATCGCCGGTGCCATCGTTCGGTGCCGCGCCAATGTCGATTACTTGCTGTGCCATTGTCTCAAGCCTCGTCCGCTGTATGCTCAATCGTGTCGGCGGTGAGCACCGTGGTGTCGGCGGTGAAGTTCTCGACCTGCACATGCACGGCATAGCCCTGCAGCGAGTCCAGCGGGTCGCGTTCGGACGACACCACGATATAGCCCTCGCTCTCGCCGCCGAAGTCAGCCGGATCGACATTCTGCGAGGTGCCGGCAATGCCGCTGTACGTGTGCAGCACGACACCGTCCATGTCGGTCAGCGTCACTGTCGTGGTCTGTCCGGTTTCCGGTGTCACATCGCCGTCCGTCCATGCCTTGACGATCGCTGTCTCGGTCTCCCGGTTGCGCCTGGCCCAAGTGACCGGGATCGGGTCGACGCCGATGCAGTCGACAAGGCCGGCAAAACCATCGTCGCCATTGACCTTGACGTTGGCCGGTCTGAGCGGCAGGTGCGGCCGGCCGGTCATGGTCGCCGAAACGATCGGTGCCGCCTCCGCATCGAGCAGACCGAGCGAGGTGCGGATCAGCGCCTTGTAGTCGACCGTTTCGCCCTCGGCGCGGATGAGAACATCGTCGGCGAACACCATGCCCTCGTCGATGAACCACACCGAAGCCCCGGCCGCCCACGCCCGCGGCACGGTGTCGAGCACGCCACGCCGAAACGTATAGCCGCCCGCGCCAAAGCCGGTAATAAGGCACAGTTCCTGGTCGTCCTCGCCGGTCCCCTCGATCAGCATCAGGCCGCCCTCGACCGGGCCGCTGCCCTGGGTGCGATCGGGAAACGCCAGGATGGTCGAGGTGGCCTCGGCCGCCAGCGCGCCCGGCAGCGTGGCATGGCTGGCGATCGTCTTGGTGCCGATGTCGGCAAAGCCGGTGCTGCCGGCAGCGTCGGTGACCTCGCCGTAAAGCTCGAAACTGTCGGTGTCGCCGCCGTCCTCGGCCGCCAGCACGCCGGCGAACACTTCCGGATAGTCCAGCCCTTCCAGCAGCGCCGCGTCGACCATGTTGATGGTGATGTAATAGGGCAGCGTGAGAACCAGCGAGAAATCGGCCGGCGATGGCGCCTCGGAGCTATCCTCCCAGGCGGTTGCCGGCGGCAGCTCGTAATCGGCCAGCGCCAACGAGAAGACGTCCTCGACCAGCGAGGTGCGGACCATCGAATCGCCGGGCTTGCCGTAGTCGACCGGGCCGACCCGCATGACGATGGAATCAATGCCGTCCTCCGGTGAGTTCAACACGCAGCAGTCGCCGGGCAGCAGATCCCACGCAGTGCGGTTGATCTCCATGTCGCACTTGGCCAGCGGTGTCGATGCCGACCTGAGATCGCGCTGCGCCAGGCGCATGGCGAGATCGCTCCGTCTCACGCCGTAGTAGTTGCGGCCATCCGAGACGATGCCGCCCTGCTGCTCGATGTTGGCGAGATCCTGGGCAACGACCGTCTCGTTCTCCTCGTTCAGCGGCTGCGTCCATGTGACGATGATCTCGTTGATCGTCTCGCCCCACAACTTGCGCGAAAAGTTGGTGACCACCGCGTTGTCCGGCGTGAATACCGGCAGCGCCGGCACCGAATAGTCGTTGCGGATCAGCTTCAGCGTTAGAAGCCCGTTGCGCGGATTGACGAACAAGGTCGCCTCGATGTGGTCGAGCACCTCGGAAATGAAGTCCTCGATCGCCGCCTGCTGGGTCCAGATCATCGACAGGCCGAAACCCTCGTTGTAGAGCGTCACCGCCGCCGCCTCGAAGCCAATGACGTCAATCGCCGAGGTCGGCGCCCCCATCCCCCAGTCGGTGTTGATGAGGCATTCGAAAATGATGTGGGCGGGATTCGCGTCGAACGGTCCCAGCGGCATCAGGAACCATGTCGAGCAGACCAGGTTGTGCTGCGCCATGAAGGCGCTGCCCCAGCGCGCATTGATGCCGCACCAGTCGTAGGGTTCATCCTTGTTGACGTAAGCCGTGCTGTCGACGGGGATCGTCTTGACGGTCGCCAGCGTCGTCACGTTGAGCATGTAGAAGCGCGCCACGCCGATCGAACCGACCGGCATGTCCGGCACGCAGATGACATTGCCGCCGATTTCGCAGCGCTTGCCGAGCATGCCGCCCGGCAGGCCGATGCCGGCGCCGAGGTCGGTGCGCTGGCGCTTGAGAACGGTGAGGTCGGGATTGAAGATCAGCAGGTCGCCATTGGTGCAGCAGATCAGCACCTCGTCGGACGATTGCAGGTAATGCACCCACCGCAGGCTGCGTCCGGCCATGCCCGCCGGCAGCGTTTCGCTCAGTGAAAATGTATCGCCCGCCCAGTCGACGAGGATAAAGCCGGTGGCGCTGGTATCGCCCTTGCAGTAGGCGTAACGGGTGCCCATCGAAATTTCGTCGACCAAGTGGCTGCCGCCGGCAAAGGTCCGCGGCTGCGACCACTCGACCTCCCAGGCGGCGCCCAGCCCCTTGCGCAGCAGAACCCACGGCCCGCCAAGAAGCGCCGGTCCCACATAGGCCAGCGCATAGCCGACGCCGTCGATGACGATGTCGTCCATGGCGAAGCCATAATTGTAGTCGCTGCCGCCGGCAGCAATAATCCATGTATGCAGCGGAATCGTCTGAATGACCGCGAGCGATTCGCTGTAGAGACTGCGCACCGTAAACGATGTCGGGTCGGTTCCGCTCGCATCGCCGCCGGTGCGATGGAACAGTTCACCGTCCTCGGTGATATGGATGAGGCCGCCGGCGTACTGGTTGAACGTGCCGGGATCAAAACTGCGCTCAGTGCCGGCCGGCAGGCTGTAGACATGGATGGTCCCGGCCGCGTCATTGGCATAGACATTCCAGTCCAGATGGGTGTCCCACTGGCCGGCATCGTTGCCGCTGCCGATGGCGCCGAAGTCGAGGCCCGGCCCGTCCATCAGCTCGCTCGATCGATAGATGCGCGCATAGAAGGCCGACAGGCCGATCGGCGTCCGCGCCACCTCGACCCAGACGCCGGGCAAATATGGCGAATTGGCCTGCCAGTAGAAACTGGAGAGACCATGCGCGCCCGGTCCGGAGAAGAACACCGACGAGATGCCGCGATAGGCCGGCATTGTCGCCGCCGTGCGACCGTGCTTCTGCGCCAGGATTTCCGGCATCACCTGATCGTCCTGGCCAGGCAGCCAGGTGACGGAACCCGCCACGCCGCCTTCCTTCTTGAGGCCGCCGAACAGTTCGCCGAGATCCATCAGATAGGTGCCGAGGCCGGTAATGAACCGCGGCCAGGTCGGCATCCATGCCTGTTTTTCATTGATGATGATGTTCGACAAATAGTCGACCGGCCCCCAGCAAACCCCGAAATGAATCGACATGCCGTAGGTGGTGACGTCCTGTTTCGGCTTTTTCTTCTTACCCACGGCGTTCCTTCGCCTTCACGATATCGGCAGCGATGTCATCGCCGGATGCCAGGAATTTTTCAGTCGCAATGCCGTTGCGGATGAAGTCCCTGAAGTCGAGGCCATGGCGGCCAAACCAGTCGCGCGTGCCTGCCACGCAATGCCCGGCGCGCCGCACATCGTCGATGGTGATCATGCGTTGATCTGGAATGTGTTCTTCTGCTTTTCGCCGAACCATAGAACGTTCAGTCCCTTGACGGTGAGCGTGCCGAAGACGACCGGCACCGGCTTGCCGGCCTCGGCCACCGGATTGTCGACGTCCTGCGCCTCCGGCGGCTTCGGCGTTTTCGGCTTCGGCCGCAGCAGGAAGGCAATGACCTGAAACGCAATGGCGACCAGCAGCCAGATGAACCAGCCGCCGGTCTCGTCGCGCCAGAAACGCCGCAGGAGATCGAGCCAGCGTCTCATCAGTAATAGTTATTCCGGTAGCCGATCGGGTTCTTGGTCGGGATCCACGGACAGCCGCCATGGTTGTGGATGTTGTTGAACAGGTTCAGGCAGTCGTCCATCTGATGATTGCAGCCGAGAATCACACTGACCGTGTCGGATGCAGCGAGATCCCGCAGCAGACCGCCGAGCGACAGCGTGTTGCCGCTGATCGACAGGATCTTTCTTTTCTCAAGGCCGCCGTCATCGTTGGTCCACTGCATAATGCCTTCGCGGAATTTCGATGGGTCAAAAGAACCGTTCCAGCCAGCACCGAGTGTCGCCGAGGTGCCGGACACCGACGCCACCGTGGCGGTCACCGTCGAGGCCGCGCGATTGGCCCGGCACTGGTCGCCGTAAAGCACGTGCGGGCAGCCGAGCTGGTAGTGGCGCCGGAGTCCCGGCCGGCGCAGCGAGGAAGAAACCGGCTCGCAGGTGACCACGCATTCGTCGCCCTCGCGACCGACCGACAGCACGCGACCGGACCAGACGACCAGGAATTCCGGCGGATCGGTGTCGGTCAGATGGCCCTGGCGGATGATCAGCGTCACCGGCTCGGTTGGCGGATAGACGCGGAACATCTCCGAGAATTCGATGTCGCGCGGCAGGCGGATGGCGATGGTGGTGCGGTCGAGCGTGCCTGACGACACCACCGCATCGCGCATCACCGGCTCTGGATCGTAAGTGACATCATCCGAGACGATCGCCTGCTCGGCATCGGTGACGGCGAAATAGGTCAGCGGCACCGCATTGTAGATGAACTGGTAGAGCGTCACCGGCATCGCCTTCTGGCGGCTGGTTTCTATGGGTGCGAAAGCCATTTATTCCACCGCCAGGTTCTCGATCATTTGCATGGACAGCTTGATCTCGGCGATATCCTCGCGCGGCCACGACATGGTCATGGCATCGGAAGCAAACCGCCACACCGGCAGCCATGACACGAAATCGATGCCGTCCAGCGGCACCGTCTCGCTCCACGCCGGCGTCACTGTCAGCATCGAGTTGTCGTCCGAGGGATTGATCGCGGTGACGCTGCGGGTGAGCCAGCTGCCGTCCGTCTTCTTCACTCCGATGGCGTTCCAGATATTGCTGCCGGAATAGACGGTATCGGTCTCGCTACCTTCGACGATCAGCGAGGTGCCACCGGAGGAAAAGCCGCCGGTCGCCACTAGGTCCGGCTGCCAGGTTGGCATGTAAAATTCGTGCTGGCGTCCCTTCATGCGGTCGAAGAAGGCGCGGATCTGGTCGGCGTGCTCGAAATCGCAAGCGGTGTACATGGCTTCGAACAGCCGCGTCGACCAGTTGATCGGAAAAAACCGCCGCACCCGGCCGAAGCCGAAGTCGACCGCGGCGGCGGCTTCCTGCACCCGATCGTTGCCGATTTCGGCCCAGCGGTTCGGCGTGACCAAAAAAACCTCGCGGCCAGCCAGCGTGGCGGCGGCGGTACCGGGATCCTCTATCGGCTCCGAGCCGGGATCGACATGGAAGGTGATCGAGGCCTCGACCACATTGTGGGTGCGCGAGGTGAGCGGCGCTGGGATGGAAGGATCGAGATAGCCGGTGAGGGAAGGGGAAAGACGGGTCGGTGCCGGCCAGGCTTCGACGTCGGTTTCCTCGAAACTGACGGTGGTGCCGGTGATGTCGTCCACGGTGCGGAAGGCAGTCCTGAAGCCGCTGTCGAGGATCAGCGTGGCGCCTTCGAAGATCCACGACGGCACCGGATCGATGGTGAGCGCGGAAAAGCCTGGTGGCAGGCCGTCGTCGAATTCGACGAAGCGCACCCGCTCCGGAATGGCCAGCGGCATCCGCTGCGCCGTCACCATGGCGCGGTCAAAGGCGCGGGTGTTGTCGTCGCAGAGAGCGGACAGGTATTCGATGCGTTTGCGCGGCGTCTGTCGCAGCGCCCGCCGCTGCTCCTTGCCGTTGCGCGAGACGAGGATTTCGGTGCGGTATTCGCGCGTGACGTCATAGGTCGCCCGGTTGAAGGACGGCCCGAACGGGAACAGCGTCGCCAAAAACATCAGCCCTGCATCGCCTGG